GGTCGGTTTTTGTATGCAATTAGTGTTGGCGAGATAGCAAGTAGTCCTGATGTTCTCTTTGCATTTTCAGGCCTAAAAAATCTTAAGTTCTCTTTTGACGCAACGGTAACTCTTAGTCATAAGTATTCAACAGCGGCGGCGTTGGCCTCGTCTCCCGGCACTTGTCCAATAGCGGGGCAAGGTTTATTTTGTGGCCATGAGGCTTTTACTTATTTAGGGCCAGTTGAAACAGCTACAGCGGGTTGGACTGATAGAGAAGTTGTTGATATTGGTAAATATTGGTGGGGTATTAACGGTAGAAACTTAGGGACAGGAGATCTTACTAATACTACCTTTACATGTAACTTAGTAAATGTATATGACGCAGAAACAGGAGCCGATATTACAACAGCTTGGTATAACTATGCAGGCGGAAGCACAAGCTCAGTTATTAGACTCAATGGGAGATACGACAGCAACACAGGGCAGTTATTAGGTGGCGAACCCGTTGGAACCGTTGATGATTTTATTTCTTTGCTTGGTATGCAACCACCAATCAACCAACAAAGCGTAGACGATGGCCACATTTCACAATCTTGGCTAAATGAATGGAATGCTATAAGCGGTGGCAGAAAAAGATTTGTTTATAAATATTCAAATGTTAATATTATCACTCAAACAGTAGCAACAAATCCAGCAACAGATAACACAATTGTAGGTACACAAACCGAATGGCATCAGTCACCATACCAAGACCCTGCTAACACTCCTACAGCCGATAACTCTAGTTACGCAGATATCACTTTCCTCCAGGTAGTTGGCGCTATTAATCCTGTCCCAACATCAGGTAGTTTTAGTACATCAACAGAACAATTAAGTATTTTTTATGAGCAAGGTGCAAAGGTGAATCTATATAGTGCGGGTTTGTCTGGGTCAAGTTATACCGTGGCAGCTAGTAATCAATTTGTAGATTTAACAATGCATCTATTTAAGTTATATAAGCTTTCATCTGGTAATGATACCGCTGATATTGTTCAGCCTATGAACTTAACTAATTTGCAGAATTTAGCTACCTTCGCCACGACTTATAAACTATATTTCAATGGGGTTATATCTCAGGCGGTAAATATTATTGAATATATCTCTAAGCTATCTCCATTCTTCCTATTATCTTTTATTTCTGATGGTGGGCGTTATAAGTTTGCTCCAATCTTGCCTTTAAACGGAAGTCATGCAATAGACGTAACAGCTCTTACACCTACTCTTACATTTACAGAATCTAATATAATCCCAGGGTCTTACGCTAAAACTTATTTATCAGCAGAAGAAAGAAAAGGATTCATTGCTAATTGTGTTTATAGAACTGCTGACCCTGTAAATATAGGATCACAAAAGACTCTTTCTGTAAGGTATGGGACAACTTCTATTGATGCCGCAACGGAACAATATGATATGTCTGAATTTTGCACTGACCCAGATCATGCCATCATTTATGCAAAGTATGAATTAGCAAGGCGCAAATTCTCCACACATAACATCTCTCTATCAACTCCATTATTAACTACTGCTTTAATTCCAACTGACATCATAAAAGTTACACGTTCTAGAAAATCGTCTACTGATGACGCTGATCGCACTGAAACTAATTGGTATCAAGTAACTAGCGTTTCACATACAGCAGAAGGCGAGACAAAAATAGAAGCTACTCATTTCCCTGTCAATGGTTCTAGCATTTCAGAGATCTCTAATGAGGTTATAAATGGAACCTTTACGGTGTTGCAGTAATGGCGAATTTCCCCAGCTTGGAACCACGCACAAGGTCGCTAACTTACGGCGATTATCCCCAGTTGATTCATAGGGGATTATCAGGTGGTAACGTTCGATTCCTACAAGGTACAGACCGAATTGCACAGAAGTTAACAATTGCCTATGAGTATCTAACAGAAGCTGAAATGAAATTACTTTTAGATCATTATCAAGAGCAACAAGGGAGCTTAATTCCTTTTGATTTACCTTCTCAAGTTTGGGCGGGATATGCTAACGGTGCTCCTGTTAGTAGTAGTGATTATCAATGGAGATATACAGGGCCATTTACGGTAGGCATCTCAGCGGCAATTAGCTATAGCACTAGCATAGTCTTAGAGAGCGTACCTATCTAATGGCTACCTACCCTGCTCTAACTCCTTCTGCTAGGACTTATATCCCTGGAGATTTCCCTGCTGTTGTGCAAACAACATTAGCGGGATCTGTTGCAGGTTTTAGACGTGGTAACAGGAGAATTGAACAGTCATTACAACTTGAATATGAAAACTTAACAGAGGCGCAAGTAACTCTATTAAGAAATCATTATGACGGACAACAGGGTAGTTATAAAATCTTCTATCTATCTACTGAGTGCTGGTCAGGTTTAACAACTCCTTATGTGCCTTTAGTTTCTGACTTTGCTTGGTTATATGCGGCCCCTATTACTATTACTGATGGGATCTCTACTAAGTGGAGCGCCTCTGTAGAGCTTAAGACAGTTCCTATTGATATAGGTGATTTAATTATTGATGGTCTTGACTCTAGTGATACATGGGAGTATTTAGTTGAATGTGGAACATCGTCTACCTCAAATCAGACGTATATAATTGATTAGACAGGAGTTTTTTAGCTAATGGCAATAACCTTAACTGCTCAGCAGAAAATGAGGCGTGATACAGCCTCGCAATGGACAGCAAATAACCCTACGCTTTTGCTTGCTGAGTGGGGATATGAGACAGACACCAAAAAATATAAAGTTGGTGATGGAAGTACAGCGTGGAATAGTTTAGTTTATATCCCTATTCCTGATACCAATAATTTATTAGATTCTAATTTAACGGTAGGTGGAAATTTAACAGTTAAGGGGACGACTACTTCTGTTAATTCGGTTGATGTTAGTTCAAAAGATCGCAATATTCATTTAGCAAAAGTTGCGTCTGGTTCTTTTACTGGTAACTGTGCTGCGAGTGCTGCCACTATTACGAATGTTAGTGATACAACTAATCTCGCTCCTGGGGTCGCTATCACTCTAAGCTCAGGCGGTGGTAATACATCTTTAAGTAGTGCAAAAGTTTTAACAGTCGATAGCACAACACAGATTACGCTAGACACTAACTTTGGCGGCTCAGGATCAGCAACAGGCGCAACATTCGCAGCGGGTGGACCGACTAACTTTTCTGCTGATGGTGGAGGCCTTACCATTGAAGCGGGATCAGATACAGATAAGACTTTTAACTGGGTACGTTCTACAACAGCATTTACATCCTCAGAACATGTAAACATTGCGACTGGAAAAGATTTCAAAGTTAATAATGCATCAGTTTTAAACGCTACAACTCTTGGCTCTACAGTTGTTGGCTCTTCTCTTACTTCAGTAGGAACTATTGCTAGTGGAACATGGCAGGGAACAGTAATAGCGGCTACTTATCTTCCTGATGGGACTACAAGTGCAGAAGGTGTTGTTCAGTTAGAAGATTCAACATCAAGTACTTCAACGACTAAGGCGGCGACTCCTGCCAGTGTTAAGGGTGCTAAAGATGCGGCGGACGCAGCGGCAACAACAGCAAATGCAGCATTGCCGAAAGCTGGTGGAGATATGACTGGCAATCTTGTCCTAGATAATGACAAAGAAGTTAGATTTAATGAAGCTGATTCTAATGGCTCTGCCTATGTAGGAATAAAGGGCGCAACAGACAAGGGCAGCGATGCAAGTTATACAATTAGCCTCCCTAGCGCAGCTCCTACAGCTAATCAAATTCTTAAGGCCGATTCAAGTACGCCAACTAATTTAACTTGGGCTACAGATAGTGGCGGAATCCCGGTTTCTGGAGGAACTTTTACAGGGAAGGTTACTCATAACTACACATCCAGCATTAGAATCCCCTCTGGAACCACAGCCCAACGTGACGGCTCAGCGGCAGTAGGCGATTTCAGATGGAATACAACTCTTGAGCAGTACGAAGGGTTTGACGGCAGCGCATGGGGTGAAATAGGAGGATCAGCAGCTACAGGGTCAGCAGATTTATTAGACATTGCTAGCTCTAGCGGCACAGGTGGAGGCTCTGCAACTTTCAACGGTACAGCCTACCGATTCAAGCTAGTTACAAAAGGAACGTCTACAGCCATAACCCCTGTAAATGCTGAAGTCTTGCGTGTCTCATTGAATGGGATTATGCAAAAGCCTAATGATGGTAGCGGTCAAGGAGATATGACCGAGGGATACGTTGTATCAGGTACAGATATAATTTTTGATTCACCTCCTGCGGCTTCTTCTGATTACTTTATTGTCAACATGGGTACTCAGATTGCTATAGGCAATGCATCAACAGTAACGGTTGCTGATGAGAGTTCTGATACAACTTGCTTCCCTACTTTTGTCACAGGTGCAACAGGAGACCTTGCAGCAAAGACAGGTTCAAACTTAACTTTTAATTCTAGTTCTGGACAATTAGCGGCTACGTCTTTTGCAGGTGATGGCTCTGCTTTAACTGGTATCGCTGGGGCTACGGCTGATGGTTGCCTATACGAAAACGATAGAACGCTAAGCAACAACTACACAATTGCGTCAGGGAAGGGTGCTCATTGCGTGGGGCCGTTGACGATTAATGCGACATTGACTATTAACGGTCGCTTAGTTATTAGCTAATATAAAACTATGGCAATTGTTCTCGATGGTTCTAGTGCGGCAGGTGTTTTAAACCTTGGCACGAATGGAACCATAACAAATTTAGCTGAAGGTGGCTTACCTGATGGAAAGGTAACATCAGCAGATTTAAAATCTACTAGTGGTACAGCAGGAGCTAGTACTTTTTATAGAGGTGATCAGACTTGGGGAGCACCTGCTGGAGGTTTAACAGAAGCCGATATATGGAGAGTAACTGCTCATCTATCTTCAAGTAGTGGTGGTTTGATTTTAACTACTAATTGGGAAAGATGCGACACATCAGGTTTCGGTAAATTAGGTACAGGAATGACAGAAAGTAGTGGAGTGTTTACGTTTCCCTCAACTGGTATATGGGAGATAAACTTCTTTGGTTACTGTAATGATACTGGTTCAGATGCTTGTGTAGGTGGTCATATAAACCCAACTGTAGATAATGGATCTAATTTCACTACAGCTGCATCATCCTATTTCTCTGTCCCAAATGTATCGACATATTCATACGGATCATTCTTCCAATCACATATATTTGATTGCACAGATACTTCTACACATAAAATGAGATTCTATGTATATAGCTCAGGAACTGTAACATGGGAAGGATCAACAAATGCAAATGCTTTATGTGCCGTCTTTAAAAAATTAGGAGATACATAAAATGAGACCTACACATATTGAAAACTATCTGGCTACTGTTCGTATTGGACAATGGTTTGGATGGTCTGATTCTAGAAATAAAATTTATGCAAACCTAATAGTTCATGACGGTGGCTCTAAACCTACTGAACAAGAATGTACTGATGGGTTAAAAGCATTACAAGATGCCTGGGATTTAGAAAATGATTCTTATAAATCCAAACGTAGAGCAGAGTTTCCTTTGATAGTCGATCAGCTAGATGACATCTACCATAATGGAGTAGATGGTTGGAAGGCCACCATTAAGGCCATCAAAGATAAGCATCCGAAATCCTAATGCCAGGAGAAGCACAACTAACAGCATCATCAGGAGGAGGGTCCGCCGCATTTGTAGGCCCACCAACTAGCAGCGCAAACACAAAATTAAAGTTACCCGCTGACACTGGGTCGGCTGGTCAAGTCCTTAAGATTAAGAGTGCTAACCATTCATCGACAAACGCAGAACTTGAATGGGCGGCTGATAGTGGTGGAAAGATTCTACAAGTATTAAGTGTTAACCAGACAGGCGTAGATTCATCTACTTCTACTTCTTGGGTTGACACGGCAAATATGACTTTAGATATTACTCCTGCTACTGGCAGTAAAGTCTTAATTATGTTCTGTGGATGCTTAGGTCATACAAACAATGAAGGTATGCACTTTAGAATCGCAAGAGTTAAAAGTGGTACAACAACTTATCTTGCCGTAGCTGACACCGCTGGGGCTGATAGTGCTAATTCTACTATGACTGCTTATACAGGTTCTAGTGATCCAAGCAACCAAATTTATCATCAAAGTTTTCATCACTTAGATGCTTCTCCTGGTGGAGATGGTAGTACAGCAATTACTTATAAACTGCAATGGAAAATAGCAAGCGGAACTATTTATCTTGGTCGAGATGACACTGGTTCTATTTCAGAATATGCAGGTGGCAATGAGTGGACACTAATGGAGGTAGGAGCATAATGGGATTAGATCATCAAGCTATTTATAAGGCTTATCCAAATGCCACTAGTGTTAGTGATACTAGAGGTGTTTTTGATAAAGATGGAAATAAAATAACTATTGTTCAATCTGATGTAGATACAGCAAGAGCTACTTTAGATACAGAAGCAGCGGCTGTTAAATATAAAAAAGATAGAGCTGATGTCTATCCCTCACTACAAGAGCAATTCGATCTCCAATATTGGGACAAAGTAAATGGAACTACAAAGTGGCAAGAGGCAATAGCTAAAGTTAAGAGTGATTATCCTAAGCCATCATGAGTGAAGCACTAGTAAACGCAATTAAGGCTACTAACGGCACAGGTAATGCCATCACAATGGCCTCTGGTAGTAATACGGCTACTGCAAATCTTACACAAATAAATTCATGCACTCAAATAAATAGTGTCCCATTTCCTAGTGCTGGTGCTTTAAGTAATAGAAATCTAATAATTAACGGTGCGATGAATGTTGCTCAACGTGGTACGTCAGCGGCAGGTACTGGCTATAAAACAGTAGATAGATTTACTAGTATAGGTAATGGTAGTCAAGCTTTTACCCAGTCACAAGATACAGATGTCCCAGCTGGTCAAGGATTTGCTAAATCTTTAAAGTTTGATTGTACGACAGCACTTGCCTCACCAGCTGCCGGAAATTATGTAGCTATTCAACAAAAAATAGAAGCTCAAGATTTACAGTGCATTGCTAATGGCACTTCTAATGCTAAGAAAGTAACATTAAGTTTTTGGGTAAAGTCACCTAAAACTGGCAATCATGCTGTTGGGATAAATAAACCAGATAATACGAATAGACAAAATACTAAAACCTATTCAGTAAGTGCAGCTAATACCTGGGAAAAGAAGACTATTACTTTTGATGGTGATACGTCAGGTGGTGGTATTGCAAACGATAATGGAATAGGTTTTACATTGAGTTGGTTTTTAATGGTTGGTTCAACTTACAATTCTGTAGATAGTACTTCTTGGGTTAACTATTCTGATGGAGCTTGGGCTTATGGTCATGCTGTAAATTGTTTTGATAATACAGATAACAATTTTTATCTCACGGGCGTTCAGCTTGAAATTGGGGAATATATAACCGATTTTGAATACCGATCCATGAGAGTTGAGAGGCAGCTATGTGAGCGCTATTTCCAGAGAATAGGTTTTTTGACTATTTGGGGATCTGGTACTGGTTATCAGATAGCAAACTGGAATTATGCAGGTGTACCTGTTCAAGGAATGAGAAATCTAGGTACTCTAACTAGAGTAGGTAATATTGTAACAGGTGCTGTAACGGACGCAGTTGGTTATATTGGTCAGTGCAGTAGTGACCCTTGGTGTCAGTATATCTATTCTAATAATAGTGGAACGACCTATAGTGGTGCAGGTGGTGAGTTCACTATCGATGCGGAGCTTTAACCATGAGTCTTTCTTATAAAAAAATCAACAAACCAGCGGCTTTTGATGTATCTGGTTATATCGAATGTGTCTTAAGAACTAAAGATTCTGATGGCAAAGCAGATAATGCAGTTATACCATTCTCTGAAGATAATAGAGACTATATTGAATACAAAGCCTGGTTAGATGCAGGCAATGTACCAGAGGATGCCGACTAATGGGATTAACTCAAGCAGGCGAGGAAGGTCTAAAGGTTTCTAATGCGGGAACTAATGGCCAGTATCTAAAAAAAGATAGCTCAGCCACAGGAGGCATGACCTGGGCCGATGTCTCCGCAGGTGCGACAGGTGGTAGCACTGATCGCATATTTTGGGAAAACGGCACAACCGTTACAGCCGATTACACGATAACTAACGGACAAAATGCGATGTCTGCAGGACCTATAACTATTAATAGCGGCGTTACTGTTACAGTTGGCGATGGCGAGACCTGGACTATAGTGTAGTTATGGCAATAACAATTAATGGAAACGGGTCTATCACAGGTATAACGACCCGATTAGCAGATGCAGCTGGACCAGCAGGATCAATACTTCAAATTGTCCAAGATGTCAAAACTGACGCTTGGAGTGGTGATACAACTTTTGCCGATATAACTGGTTTATCACAAGCTATAACACCTAGCGCTAGTTCCAGTAAAATCTTAGTTAGATATATGGTGTGGATGGGTAGTTCCGCACAAACACATAAAGAAACACTCTTACAAAGAGATATTGGAGGTGCTGGATATGGGAATATTCAAGCTACTGCACATGGTGGTACAACCTATAGTTATACTGGAGATTCTGATGAAGAGCATCATTCTCTTCCAAACTATTTTGAGTATTTAGATTCGCCTAATACAACTTCTGCTGTTACTTATAAAATACAAGGAAGAGTTGGATCTGGTACAGCTTATGTCAATAGAAAACATCAAGTTTCTACTGTCCTTAATACTTCCTATATAACCTTAATGGAGATAGCAGTATGACATTAAAACTAAACGGCTCCTCATCAGGGAGCGTATCAATAGATGCTCCTGCTAGTACAACAGGTGGAGCAGATGTAGCTTTAACTCTCCCTGTAGATGATGGCGGGGCAAATGAATTTTTAAAAACAAATGGCTCAGGTGTCTTATCTTGGGCGGCAGCAGGTGGAGGTAAAGTTCTCCAAGTAGTTGAAAGTAGATTAAATGCTGATGCTCAAACACCTACTGCTAATAATACTTGGACAGATGTTAATCCTAATGTGACAATTACACCTAGCGCTAATACAAGTAAAATCATTGTTATAAATAGTGTTCAAGGTATTATTTATAATACTAGCCATGTGGAAATGAGAGTTTTAAGGAAGAAAGGTAGTGGTAGTTATTCAGAAGTTTTTGCACCAAATGGACAATATAAACAAGGAACTTCCTGGGGAGCTTGCAACTGGGGTTATGTATTCTTAGACGATCCTTATGGTGGAAGCGGTACAGTAGAGGCATTAAATTATAAAAACCAACTTTGGTCTAACACTCAATATAACTATTGTTATTATAATTATAATGGGATGACCACATCACCAGACAAACAATCAATAGGAACAATGATAGCCGTGGAGATTGGAGCATGACAATATATAATCCCCCTCATACTGAACCCGATTGGTCTAAAAATCGTGCAATTAATTTTCCTGATATAAGGACTCAATTAGATATGTTGTACTGGGACAAAAAGAATGGGACTAACAAATGGGTGGAAGCCATCGACAAAGTAAAAGCAGACAATCCTAAGCCTAGTTAAATGTCAACGATCAAAGGGACATCGTTCCAACATGCTAGCGCCAGTTCAGCCAACATTGTTTTAGATAACACTGGTAAAGTCAGTATTGCAGAGAAGAAACTTTATTGTCCTGGCACTATTATTCAAGTTCTTCAAACAGTTAAAACAGATACAGCAAATTATGGCACAGCTTCATGGGCGGATGTTAGTGGTATGTCTCAAGTCATCACACCAACTGCTGTCACAAGTAAATTTAAAGTAAGTGTTGATGCTCGTATAGGTGCAGCTTCTTACACTGCTAGCATCCATTTGCGTTTAGTAAGAACTGTTGGTGGTAGTGACACCGTAATTGGTGTTGGCGATGCTGCTAGCAATAGGACTCAAGGTTTCTGGGGGACAGAAGAATTTGGTAGAGAGTCATCGCCACCTTATCAAGTTAGATCGGTTTCTACTTGTTACTTAGATGATCCTGACACTACAAGCGCAATAACTTATAAACTACAATGGAATGCTCAACAATCAACTGCATACATCAATCAAACAGGAGATGATACAGACGCAGCACAATACCCAAGATGTTCGTCTGCAATTATGGTTGAAGAAGTCGCTGGTTAATTATTTCTTTTGTACTTGGATTGAATAGCTAGACCCGATTAAATACAAAGGCGTTAAACAGACTGTTAAACCTAAAACCATAAACACCCCAACGCCTAAAGCTTTGAAGATTGCTTTTTGTACGGCGGCTTCTTCAAACATAAATTGTCTCTACTATGTAGACATATTAACTACTTTAAAATGGTAAGGAAAATCTTAGACGGCGTGGCTGTTTTAGCCTTTCTACTTTCAGCAGGCTTGGCGGGTGGTTCTTACTTTGGTTATAAGTACGTGACTAGCCCACAGGGGATGGCGAAAATAAAAAATGCAATCATGGGAGATCTTAAAAAGATGATGCCTACTGCTATTGATCAAAAGCTACCTAAAGCCACAGGGCCAGCACTACCTCTATAAGTGGAAGTTCCAGAGATACCAGAAATCAATATTCCTGATGTATATATTCCTCCTGTACCGCCGCCTCCTACCTTAAGGATTTCTATTCCTGGCTGTTCTGTTACCCATAGAGATCAAGATCTAAATCCTAATCTGTTACTAGTAGACAAAACAGGTTTGCAATATAACTGCGCTGGAGAGATCCCCCATTTCTACCCTATGAATTATGAACCTGAGAATCTTGTAGTTGTAGAAGAAGAGCCAGCTCCTGAGCCTGCGCAACCTGAACTACCAAAAGCTAAACAGCCTGAGATACCAAAGACAGAAAAGAAAGAAGAGAAAGAAACGTTTAAACCTTGTCCAGGCCCCAACGATCAGCGGGTGGCCGATTATAGAAACGAAAAAAAACTAGAAAGAGTATCAGGGCATAAGGTAGGCATAGACGGCGAATGCATCACCCTTTATGAACCTGTAGCCTTTATAGAACAATACCTACCAACTCCAGCTACAGCAGTCAGCACAGCGGCAATAGGACTAATCGCTGCATCATCCCCGCTTTTATTGCCTGTAATCAAAGGAGCGGTGAAAAGCTTAGTTAAAAAACTTACTGCGAAGAAGAAGAAAGAGAATGAACATGAGGCTTTACCTGACCAGGAGGAATAGTTACTTTTATTCCTTCACAACTAATTGCATACTTACCTGTGAAAGTCACTCCTAATTTTGCTTGTTCGGCGCATATTTTTAAGCGCTTAAGTTCTATATCAAGTTTAGTTGATGTAATTAGTAACTCTTGCGCTTTTATGTTTGTTCTTACAGCTTTATGGCATAAATCCTGCCCTCTACCTAATGGAATATTAAACTGGATTGCACCGCCAAAGTTTAAATTGTGAGAGTCTTTTTCAAATCTAGGTAACTCTGAATAATATTTAACTGCTCCTGTATCTTCATTGTATACGGGTGATCTAGTAACATCTACACGGGGCAAAGCATAGCTATGAGTTTTAGAAACAAAGGGGCTAATTGTTAGAGACGGGCTTACACATTGAATGCCCTGAGACATGCGGTTTTGAGGCCATAAACCTGGGGTTATCATCGTAGCATTGTTATTTACGACCCCTTGACTTGTACTCTGTGGACTGGAAACTGTCGTGTTAGAAAAAGCGATCTGAGGGGTATTTAATAATATAAATAAGCCTACATTCCAAAAATTGACGTTGACTCGCTTTGTGTACTTGTTTGAATTTGGCGCTGAATAATTGTTATTGTGTCTAGCCCTGGATTGTCCATTGAAGTTAGCAGGCTGAAAGATGCTCCAGGTTCTACGATTTGAAACTGTGGAACAGCTTCTAATGATGCACCTACCCAATTATAATTAACCCCGTTTGTTGTTTGAGTTGTTGTGAGCGCAGCGCTAGGGTTAATTGCAGAACCCTCAATAGGTTTAACGTTATGACCTGTTGCGCTATATGTAAACCCTTGATTATAGTGATAACTGGTAATTGTCTCATTTATCAATGTCTCACTAGAAGATGTTTGAGTGAGCTGACCCGATCTGAAAGAGGGGACTACGGGTTGGCTTAAGGCGGGTAAGTTGCCTGTTAAAAGTAATATTAAAAGCAGACATCTTTTAGTCAATTGTTATTGTCATCGTTGTGCTTGCAGTACATCCAGAACCACTACCAAAAGCACCTGAGCAAGTATGAACCCCTGAGCTTAGAGACGTAATCACTCCATTTCCTAAAACACCTCCACTCCCTACCGTGGTTGTTCCTGATAAATGTGGAAGGCTTGCAATTCCTGAGCTAGGCGCTACAGCGCTGGGAGTAGCATCGCCATATAAAATAGATTCTTGCTTTTGGAACGCACTGGCTGCAACCGTAATAGATGTATCTGTGTTTATTAAGCCTGGAACCCCATTGGTCAGGGAACCTAAGTTAAGACCGCCTATCTTGCCGCTAGTTGTTGTATCTCCAACGGTTACGGATGGGGTTATATTCGTTCCAGAAATTGAATGAACCGTTGGGCCTCTGACCGTTTGGCTATAAGGCATATTGACATTGATGCTTGCAGCCGTTACAAATTTTGCTGTGATGTCTGCATGAGCAGGCGCAGAAACTAGCAATAAAGCGAATGGAAGTAGTCTTTTCATGAAATCCTGTCTAGGTCGTTGAGCTTAGTAGCGGTTGCTGGTTTTGTTATTAATTCTATAGGCTGTTTTATAACTATGGTTTGATGTGGGCCGCCGCCACCTCCTAGCTCATTATCTTTTTTCTTTTTCTTAGAAGATCCCGCTCCTACACTGATTCCCCAGCCTGCGAGAATATTACCCAATAAAGCGGCACAGAAAGTATTGTCGATCCTTGGCTGATCTGGTAAATCGACTCCGAAAAGTTGATTAGGTAACTTAACGTAACCAAGAGATAAGACGATTAAGCACCAACTAACAATAATTGCTTGAAAAGTTGTAGAGACCAGAAAAATTATTTTCTCCTGATATTCGGGTTGATCTTCCTTTGTGGGTTTTACTACTTCTTTTCCTTTAGGCTTTTCGTTCATTATGCCTACATAACAAATTACATCTAATCTAACAATAGTTCCTCTAAAAACAATTGAACGAGGTAGTAGCGGCAATCATCAGCGGTTCCCTTGTTTGGGCCTCAATGATGGCACGCAAAAGCTCAGATCAAAAGATTGAAATTTTTAAGCGCTTAAACGCCTTAGAAAAATCTGTACTTGTACTAGAGGAACGTATTCAACCTTACAAAAAAAATTAAATGCAAGATCTACTATCCAATCCTATTTTTTGGGCCGCCTTCGCCCTGATTAGTGAGTTAATTGGTGCGTCAAAGCTTAAACAGAATACTTTAGTGGCTTTGATAGTGGATTCAATTGCAAAACTTAAACCAAAGCAGACAGACACTGACACATGAGAGAATCTGAAAAGGCAAAATTAGAAATGTTAAAAGCAAAATTATTGAGGATGGAACAGCTTTTAGTTCTATCTGGTAGGCATAGGAAAGAACATCCGATGTATAACAATTATGATGGGCTGGAAGAAATGGCAGACGACCTATTAGATGATTTAAAAGACGACTCCTGACTCTAGAATTAGTTCTACTAACGTCTTTTTCTTGACGTGCAGACGTCTACCCAGTATTTGCTCTAGTTGCTTATTTGGGAGACCCATCAAGTAATAGCGTTTAAAATCCGTTTCTGTTAGCCGAGGACTTCTATAGACGAAAGGGTTTTGCATTTTATGATGCTTACTAATACCAATATGGCCCCATATCGTTTAAACGTGGAACCTGTAAGACATCCCTTGTCAATCCGTGAATTTTTTGAGTTCTATGATTCAGACGATCCATACCACAATGCAGCTCTCACATGGCTACAGGACGCAATAGAAAAGGCTGATCCAATGATTCTAGATAGTCGTGCTGATTGGTTCTCTGTTTGGTCTCAAGGCGGGAAACGTTAAGGATTGTTAATATTAGGACGTAGCAGAGTACACCCCACAAGGAACTAGATATATATTGAAGAGGTCAGGGAGAGATTCCTGATTTGTTTCACACGATTTATCTAATGAAAATCACAACTCGGACTAACAAAGCTGAAATCTTTCAAGCTTACAAAAACGGTCAAGAGGAATTTCAATCACTGTTAATTGCTTCTTTAACAGCTATCGCATTCTTCGCATTGACCTAATCACTTAGGCCCTTAATTGGGCCTTTTTTATTCCTTCGCTTTTATAACTATGAAAATTTCCTCTAACAATTCCTTTGACATAAACATCCTCAAAGGTGCTCTATTAATTAACCCCAACGGCGCAGAATTTTATATAAAGGGTGTGTCTGTTGATGTTGTTAATCATTCAATTTCTATAGATCTTGAAAACGGTCAATCTCTAGAATGGTCAACGCTTAAAGATTGGGAAATACAATTTCAAGGGGCGCAATAGTAAAAGCTGGGGGGCCTGAACCCTAGGGTGTGTTGTAAAGACAGGGCGGTTGAAAGCTGGAGTGAAACACAGTTTTTGCTATGACCGATCTAATCCCCAGCCATGTTTGACTAGCAACGGCATATAAGCCTTGCGTATTGTTCTACTGTTAATACAACTCTCCAGTTACCACCTCTCCACCTAACCATAGTCATTGCATGGTCAACGCCTGCATTTTTTCTTTGCTCTTCTGCCTCCCTTGGTTTAACTAAACATGCCCTGGAAGTGTCTTTATAATTTGCCACTTGTACAACACAATTAGGAATACCAACTAGATCACCTTTATCCTTTTCTTGACCAGCTCCAAAGCGTCTTTCTACTTGGTAGCCAGTGACTTCTGTTAGTAACTCAGCGGCTTCACGTTCGGCCTTATCGCCTTTATTTTTATGCTTATTCATTATGGATTTAGCGCTGAATAAGTGATATAACTCTTGGCTAAAAGTCCTTTTAACTCTTCATTATCTATAGGGCATGGTGGCAGTAATTCTAAAATTTCCTTGCATTCTTCGATTTGTTTTTTGTGTGCTTCATTGTTCTTAGGTCTTTCTAATGTAATCTCTATTAATTTTTTTAATACATAATTCTCTAGTTGAATTTTGGCTTTTTGCTCAAGTTCTTTTTGACGATTAATTGAGTGATCGGGATTCATTTTAGTGAAATCAGTGGGGTTAAAATATTTATCCATTTTGTTTTCTCCAATGTTTAATAAGTAGTTGCAGCTCTTCAATGCGTTTCTCAGCATTGTCAATTTTTTCTTGTGTTGTTTTAGCTAGAGCGGGAATCATATTGATACCTAAAGGAGTTTCTTCTTCTGCTAGCGCTCTTTGTCTACGTGTCATGGAGCCTAGTCTCCTTAACAGTCCAATAAAAAGTAGAGTCACCTTGCACAGCTATTCCGTCTTCCCTTTCTTTCTGTAAGCGATCCTCTAAGTCTTGTTTTAATTTCAATGCGTATTGATCAGCTAATTCTGAATAAATATATTTCCCTTTTCTTTCACATCTAACACATGAAACACCGTCAACAATCATTTTGTCTGTAATAGTTCCTACTCTTAGATGTTTATCTAATTCCCTTTTCAAACTGTGGACATACTCTTGCTGGTCTTTAATGATTTGCTGAGCTGCAAAGATTTCTTTTACTAACCTTTGAGGTGGGTTAGGAAACCTTTCTTCATTCGTATTGTCTGTCATTAGGAGATACATCGTAATCAAGGCAATGATCTAAATGCATACGCATTAGACCGAGTGTTTGAGGGTTTTCTAGTAGGACAGTCCACGCCTCAGAGTCATTAATAAATAGATCGTTCCATTCATCATCAGGCACTTTTTTTTTAGGTATGTCAGGGGCCTTAGTAAAAGTCATTGGCTCCCTAACATCTTTACTACGGTTGCTCACCAATAGCGACAGGATGCGATGGAAGATAGACATAATCAGGTAAAGGGGGAAGCTCAGTAGATAAAAGGGAAGAACTAATAACAAGGCAAGTACAGAGCGGTATCCATACGAAGATTGTTTTTCTAAATTCTGACATTTCATAAACCCTCCATAGGTGAATTAAAAGACATATTCATTACTTGTCAAGGTTGCTCAGCCGTAGCAAACAGAGACAAGCAAACCTGCACTTCTTCAGATGCTTCTGTTAATTTCCACAGATGCTCTTTTTTGCCATAACTACCTGTTACGTATGAGTTAGTTTTTTCTATTAATCCATCTTTAGTGAGGTTGGTAATAGCTCTTCTTACTGATGTAATAGGGCAAGTTAAATTTAGATTATTGAGAACCATTGAAGGACTTAAAGGCTCTTCAGAAGAGAGAAAATATTCATAAATTAACTCATCTTGTTTCTTGGTTTTTTGGTGAGACGTTTGTAGCTCTTCACCTGTTTGGTCTGTTGTGTTGTAGTAAGTCATTAGAAAGGGGGTAATTTTTCAAAGTAAAGTGAACGAGCTGCCTCATAAGAGGTCATACAATCAGTCGGGTCATATTCATCAGATACAACCTGCTTAGATGTGACGTAATAAATGCGGCAAGTGTGAACGGGAATCTGTGGATAACGTTGCCATAGGAGAGATAAGTAGCCTCCTAGTTGTGCTCTATGATTTACCTTCCTGATCTTCCCTTTTTCCCCAGGGTCTTTTTGCGTCTTGTAATCACATAATGCAATCCGTCCAGTTTCTTTGTTTTTTAAAAGAAGATCTAAAGTGCCAGCGATGTTATAACGCCGATCTATTAGAGCGTATTCCACAGCCATTGGCTCCCAATCTTTCAAGTTCTTGTAATTGATAAAGGTATCAATCCAATCTTGATAATCTTTAGAGCTTCCAGCCTTGCCAGTATTCCACCATTGAGCAACGGCTTCATGAAATTCATTGCCCCTTTTTCTGTGTTCATCAAAACGGGCGTTGGCTAAGAAGTCGCTCTTCTTCACGACTTGGCTCACTGATGTTGGCACATACGCTTTCCTCTTGAGGCAGAAGTAGCGGTGTATGTTCGGGTAAAACTCCAGAGTCGGATCTGGAATCAACTTCTGTGGAATCTCTAGTTTTGTTTTGTTCACGTAAAAGATTTTTATAAACAGGGTGTTTAATTTCTGGGTAATGCTTTGAAGCAAAATCAAAGTTTTCTTGCCAGTGATTAGAAGGCTTATCAAAGTTTTCCACAGTGCATTTCCCAGAATCAACTAAGCGCTGAAGAATTTCTGCCGCGCCTTCTTCTGTGGAAACTCTCTGAAGACGATTTTTCATATAATCGCTCCATTCCTTGCGGGATACCTACGCTCGATTTTTTCTTTTTCGTAATCCTGTTTTACCTTGTCGGCGTATTTATCCTGTAGGACTCGGTAGTACTTACCTGGGAATTTGCCATCAACTCCAGGCCTAAAAGTGCAATAAAATCCAGATTCGTCATACATCCCAGATTGACAAGGGCCTGCTAGTACATAGCCTCTTTCTTCCCACATTTTTGGGGTTGGGTCGCTGGTTAGTTGGAAAGTGGTCTGCTCCCCAGCTCTTGCATTTTTGGCAACCATTGGCCACACGTAGCTATTAGCTAGATCAGGTGCGTAAAGTTTCATAGGACAGTCTGACCAGGAATTACTTTAGGTTGCTCAGCCGTAATATGTGCCTCTAAATGAACAGTGAAACATTCATCTCTAAGCCATCTGTAAGCGTCTGGAAAGGGCGCAGACCATTCATCCTTGGCAGTTTTGCTTACCTGATCTTCAACGGCTCTCCTAGCGGCTTCTATGAGTAAGTGAGGTTTTTGTTTCTTTAAAGCTTCTTTCCAAGCAAGAACGGCTTTTTTCTTAGATTGGTTGCTGGCCTTATTTGGAGCGGTTTGATATACATCCCAAAACTGTAAAAAAGCGGGTGATTCGTTCTTAGCTTTCATTCCTTGCTCATCCTGCCATTTCATGACATCAATCGGATGCATTAAAGCTTTATCCAAATGATCTACATCCACAGGAGGCTTAAGAAAAGTTTCTCTCACACTCTCTTCAAAAGAATTAGAAGAATTAGAATATGAAAAGCGGCCAGGGTGTCCGCTTATTTTATTGCTACTGTCAACCTCTTTTTTGAAGTAGGCATAGAGTAGATCATTGACAATAAATGAAAGCGGCCTGCCCTTCTGATGTTCGGGCATTTGATTACTGATTTTTTTGTAAATTGATGGCTCAATCTTGACCCTTAATCTGTCATCAGTGGGTCTAGCTGGGTCTTCTTTGGGCATAGATGGGTGCGCTATGGGTAGTGCTACGCCCGCATAATGCCCACCGTGGGTAAGGCTGTCAAGCCCACTCAAATAGCAATATTGCCAAACTCTTATTATTTGTTAACATAACCGTATGACCCAAAGAGCGAGGCCTTATGACCCCGACCACCGAGGCAAAAAACAGTAAATCTAATTATCTTGATTTACGCAAAGAACTAAGTTATTGCAGCGATCCTTTTGAATTATTGTCTGAGGTCCTCACAGAAAATCAACGCTTAAGAAAGCAATTAAACCAGTATCAGCCTAATAAGTATTAACTCACAATAGAATATCTAGGGTGTCTAGGAATACTCTTTGAGTACTCTTCTGCTATTCCAATCAGAGTAAACTCCGCTATATTCAGCTCATACCATTTAACGGGAGGTTATGGCTGCTCATAACGAACCAGTATCAGAATTTGCAATAGAACTTGGAAAAGGTTTTAAGTTTTGGCGTGAAGCTAACGGATTAAGCCAGCAAGATATTCATCACTACGGCCAATGCAGAAAAGTAAATATCTTTAATAGTCAATGTGCGTATTTAGAAAGAGGTTTATTAGATGCTAAATCTGCTTTTTATATAGGGTTACGCCAATTAATGAAAGATATTCAAGAAGAAGGTCCTAACGGTTTTAAATTCATTACTAAAGAAGTAACAAGAAAACGTTTCCAACAGGCAAAACCCTTTCTCACACATGATGGCAACGTTGCAACTGCTGGGGATATATTCACTATGTTTGTTGGTGAGCAACCTATAAGGGAAGAGTATTTAAAGGTTGGAGAATTAACTGATGAGATCTGTTCCAAATATGGTCATTCCTTAGAGCGTACATTTAATAAAATTGCTCATGAACGTTTGTTATCACCTAAAAAGACCTGGGATGAATTAGCAAAAACAAAAGACTGGCCGCAAAATAAGACCTATCAAGCTGTCTGTAAGGATATTCTTAGAGGAGAGCATGATCTAACAGCCGATGAGGTTGTTTGGTGTCTAGATTTGGGGGAAGGCGAATGTCCTTGTTATCGGGGCTTATCACTTCTAGCAAATAAATCAGACGAGGAACCTGTAGACATCTCAATGCTGACAAGGGAAAACAAAAAATTACTTGCTTTAGCTAGGTAACATTTATTACACCGCTACATCTGGTGTATCCGTTACGACAAAATAGGGGTTGACTCCGCTACGTTTGTCTATTAACTTTAACTCACACGGGAATCATTTTCTTTGGAAGATACAAGAGATTACAACCCTTTATATGGACAGTTAATGAACATGCATGGCAATATCATGCAGGACTTGGAACACCTTCAGGAGAAGTTTAGGCTTGGTAGAGGGAACCTACAATTTGATCATCTAAGTCCTGATCAGATAGAAGCTCTTAACGAATGGGAGGAAGGCACGAAGCAAGCTCTTGAATTTATGAGATACCCTGTTATTGAAGAAGAACTAGAAGAAGAACTAGAAGAGGAAGAAGAATGAATATCCCATATCTTGCAGGCGTTATAGAAGCTAAAGACGTAAAGGAAAAAGGAACGACAGGCTTTAGGGCTAAGTACATGGCATGGGCCAAGGTCGCTCAACTATTCAACGAACATTGCAAAGGGTGGACATTCCATTTAAGGCCTAGCAAAGAAGGCTCTTTAATTTGGCACGCACCAACAGGCGCTTTCCTTTGCCTTTACTTTAAAGATCCAGATGGAAAAGAATATTCGGATTTCCCTTATGCAATTATGGATAATAGAAATAATGCAATTCCAATAGATAGAATTACAGCTAGAGATGTTGCAGATTCATCTCGGAGAGGCTTTTGTGCTGCCTGTTGCAATCAATTTTCATTAGGTTTTCAATTGTGGGCACAGGAAGAAATAGAAAGCAATGAGCCAGCGGTAGATAATAACAGATGGAGAAAAATTCCTACGCCTAAATCTAATACGATTGATCAACCTTTAGAAAGACTTCCTCTAACAAAAGAAGATAGAGAATTTTCATTAGATATGATTCAAAACTTATATGAACATGATCAACCTAAATTTAAATCCTTTGATTCTGATTTTAGAAATAAATTCAAACTGAATAAAAACGATAAACTAAGCGATTTTATACAAGAGCCTAAACACCGTGATTTTATCGCTGGTTACATAGGTTAGTTATGAGTGAAAATGAATTTAATGCTAACGAAAGAGCTAAATCTATTAGCCGTCTTGGATGGCAAAGAACACCTAGGAGAAGACCTATAGAAGTTAGTGCTAATCAATGGAAAAATAGACGTCATGTTGCAGCAAAACTAACAGAGCCTAATAATCATAAATGGGAATTATTTAAAGAAGAAACTGGTTTTAATAACAACTCAGGTATTAACTACCTGATTCATTCCCACCCTCTTTTAAAAAAATATGAGTGATCAATTTTCAAGCGTCCTTGTTTCTGGTCTATGGACTAAGACATTTGACGATGGTGCAAAAATCCTTAGCGGTAGTAACGGCGGTATTCGTTGGACTATCAGAGCTAACCGAAAAAAAGTAGAAGGTGATACTCAACCTTCGCATTATCTTTTTGTAGACCAAAGACCTAAGCCAGAGGACACTATTAAAGAGCCTCCAAAGCAGAACGATATGCCTTTTTAAATGGAGGACGGCGTAGGCTTTTTTCTAAAGGAGGCGGCACGTATTCCTATGTTGTCGCCTGCTGAAGAAATAGAGCTTGGAAATCAAGTACAAGCATGGCAATCCTTATTGCCAATAGAAAACCCAAATCGTGATCAGTTAAGAGTTATTAGGCGTGGTAAGAAAGCAAAAGAGCGCATGATTAAAGCTAATTTGCGTTTGGTTTGTCATATTGCCAAAAAACATTTAAAGCAAACTATGACCCATATGACCCTATTAGATTTAATTCAAGAGGGTTGCATTGGATTGAATAGAGGTGTTGAAAAATTTGATCCTGGCCGTGGTTATAAGTTTTCCACTTATGCCTATTGGTGGATTAAGCAAGGTATCCATCGATCAATAGGTAATTTAGAAAGAACTATTCGTTTACCTGTTTGCGCTCAGGATGTTCAAAAACGCGCAGCAATTTTTATTGATGAATATAAACACACTCATGGCAAGAATCCAACGCTGGAAGAAATAGCAGAAGTTTCACGGGTAACGCTCCCAACGCTTAAGCATTATTTAAATCATTCAAGCAGGCCTATTAGTTTAGATCGTTTAACTAGTCATTATGGAGGGTCAGAAAGTACTCAAGAAAAAACAATATTAGATGTCCTTGCTTCTGAAGATTTTTCTCCAGAGGAAGAGCTAGAAATTCAAAATGGGTTAGAGCAGCTGGAAGACCTTTTATCAATTCTTCCTCATCGTGATTTAAAAATTATGGAGTTACGTTATGGAATTGGAATTACTGGAGAAGGAAAGCAGCCGATGACTTATAGCGAGATCGGGGAAATTATGGATATATCCAGGGAAAGAGTGCGGCAAGTTGAGAAACTTTGCTTAAAGAGAATGCGCCAAAAGATGCATAAAAGAAGACAAGGACTAAAGCAAAAATAAATCCTAGGCCGCGCTTAGGCCGCATTTGATTTAGAGGAAATCTATAAACTTAGTCTCTGACTGGCTTCTGGCCCTTAGCTCCTACGGCTCCCAAAGCACCCGCGCTACCAAACTGCGCCACGCCCCGTCACTGCTTTTTCAGGCTCTCACTAACTTTATGCTTTTCTATGCATGGCCATGATTAGGCATGCATGCTATTCTTAGGCCGCAACTAGGCCGCAAGACCAATGCCAAAGAAAAAAAGAAAAGCTAGATGGGAAGAAACCCTAAAAGAAGATGTAAGAAGTTTAGGGCATGGGTGGAGCGTTGCGGAAGACAGGGAGAAAATGCGTTTGAGATGGCGTAACGTTCCAAATCAAAAAGACCAACAAATCATTTTGCCCTTTGCATGGGCTGAGAATTTAAGAAAGGCAGCCACAACCCGTATAAGCAATATTTATAACTTAACTTTAGAGGGGCATAATTTAAAAACAGCCGCTCTCATCGCAGAAGGCAAGGCCCCTAAAATTGAGCGGGATTGGACGGCGTGTTTAGAAAACTTTAAGCAATACAAGACAAAACATGAGAACGCAATTGTTGAGAAAACCTGGAAAAAAGATTATAAGAAAGTTTTAAAAGATGCTGTAAAGCTTTTAGAAAGTAAAGATCCACCAACAACAACCACTGATCTAATAGAACTTTGTATTAAAGATTGGCCTCCAGGAACGGAAACACGTAGACGGCGTACTAATTCACTATGCCAATTCCTAGAATATTGCGTCCTTAGAGAAGATGTTCCAACTTCATGGATGCCACCAAAAGAAAGAAAGTTACAAATAGGACGTAAGGCGGCAAATACAAAAAGCCAAAAAAAACAACCTTTAAGAGATCAGGAAATATTGACCCTTATAGAAGATTTACAAACAACTGAGGCGGGAAGTAGATGGGGGAATGCTCTTAAGCTCTTAACCGTTTACGGCCTTCGACCTGTTGAATTGACCCATCTTCATGTAAGACAAACGCCAAAAGGTGAAAAATATTTATGGTGTTCTTATGAAAAGAGGTCAGGCGGTGGTATCACAAAACCTAGAAGATTAGAACCTTTACCAATAGAAGGCACTAATTGGAAATTAATATCTTTATTAGAGGCTGGATTATTAGAATTGCCTAAATTATCCGCAGAGGGTAACGGGGTCGCTGAGCAAATCAGGAAATATTTAGAAAGGCGCAAAGCTTGGACATCATTAAAAGCAAAAGTAAAAGCAAGAAAGGAAGAATTAGGAACTTATAGTTTTCGTCACTCTTACAGCGTTAGAGGTCATCGCTTAGGGATTGACTCAGGCAGTATGGCTAATGCAATGGGTCATTCGTTGGAATGCCATTTAAGAGAATATCCGTGGGCTACTTCTGAAACAACTCAATCAGCATTTGAAAGAGTTAGAAGCTCTATTGTTTGACAATATAAGGGGATAAAATAACTTATCAATTAATTTGTATAGCTTTTGAGCACGTCTACGATCTTTCCCATCAGTTTTATATACATCAAGAATTTCTTTCTTGTATTCATCAGAGACGCAATCAATTAAAAGATCTACAGCGTTTTTTAAATCTGCTTTAGCTTGTAAAATAGCTTTCTCTTGCCTTAATTCTTCTTCTAATAATTGCTGAAAGTTTTCTTTAGTCATTTTTCAAAGCCTCCGCATATTTTTTAGCAAGCTCTGATCCTGAAAAAACTTTATTTTTACCCGATGAACAGCAGTTATTTTGTGGGTCCAAAATATCATCAAAAGCATTAATTAAATCTCGCACTACATTTTTACCGTAAAGGTTTAAGTTCTTATGATTGATTTGGAAAATCCAATCAAGTATTTCTGAATTACTGTTAACACGTTCTAAATCAATTTGATAAAAAGGATATTTATGAGTACAGGAAGGGTAAGGCAATAAATTCAAACATAAATTTGATTTATTAAAATGCCAATCTCCCCATTTTGCAGGAGTTGGGATTGGCACTATGTCACCAGGTCTTAAAGGCTCACTATATTTTATTCTCCAGCAGCTAGCGTCACTTAGGTGATTAGCCACAGCTATTAATGCCTCCTCATCTTTACTACTTAACTGCACAAGTACCGACCCTTCTTCTGGGGCTTCACAATTCCATAACTCTTTATTAGCAAGCTGATCTTTGTAACCCCAAAAAGCCCCAAAAGTTTTGTATATAGGAAGATTGCATAAAGCCGTTTTGATTGCCTCAGATCCAATATCACTTAATACAAGTCGATAGGTTGTAGTTAAAGATTCAGCATCAAACTCTAAATTATATGTTTTATCCTCTTCATTAAAATATAGTTTGTATTTAGGATATAAAGGAGTTTTGACAGTCATTTTTTCGCCTCCTCTAATATATTTATTCTTTCAGCTAGTTCTAAAATTAGTTCATCTTGTTTCATAGATCTATCAGTAACAGATGCAATGGCTTTTGTTGTTACCTCACAAAAAGATAAGCTCCCATTCATTTCGCCTCTTTGCATTTCCATTATTGAGCTAATTACTCTCGTTAGTTGTTTAAGAAAATGAACAACTTGAGCCATATCTCCATTTTTAAGAGCTTCTTTAAACTCTAATTGCATTACTAAATCATTTAAGAGATTAAAATCAAGTTCGTGATTCTCTTTAGTCATTGCTTAATGCCTCCATTGTGAGAATTAATTCTTTGGGTCATGCTTGCTATTGCTATGTGAACATAGTAAGGTATCTATAGTTAAGCGTCAATAGCAATGGCTGTTAAATGGGTTTCTCAACAGGTCGCATCTGAGACCCTCGGTGTGAGCATTAGCACCCTTCAGAGGTGGAGGAATAAAGATAATTTCCTTTCTTTAGGAAAGCACTACAGAAGAAAATCACCTGTTAGCAAAATTGTTTTATACGATTTAGAAGCCTGTGAAAAAACTATTAATAGACTTTGCTCAACTCCTTTAGAAGTTTAAATTAGCTATCCTTTTAGCATGATTAACATCAAGGTAGATCCTAAAGGATTAGAGCAGACAGGAAGACTATTGAAAGCTATAGAATTAAATATTAAACCTATTACTAAGACCGCTCTTAATGCCACTCTTATGGGGTCTAGGAATATTCAAGGCTCTAAAGGTAATAGCATTAAGGACGCATTGAAAGGGGCTAGCAAAGACTTCCTGCATAAGCCTAAGAAGGCCGTGCAAGATGCATGGTTTGATAAGCAATATGCAAGCCCTAATAGGCTAGAGGCTGTGATTGATTTAAAAGATAGGCCCTTTAAAATGTATAGATATATAGCCCCTCATATATTCGGCTTTGAGCGTTACCAAAAGAAGGGTGAAGCCAGATTACTTAATCATCCTATGGCTGGGGATATTCCTAAAGACAGTCGATTAGTACCCCATGAAAAGAACATTAAAGGCGTGCCAGGTGTAAGCATGGATCAATATGGCAACGTAACGGCTAAGTCTTGGGACTATATATATAAGCATGTAGCCACAACTAAACGTACGAATCAAAGGTCAAGTCTTACAGCTACTAAGGTAAGCATCAAGAGCAAGGGTGTAATAAGTGATCGTTCATTCTTAGTGGGTACGCCTAAGTATAAGAGCCGTGCTCCTGGGGTATGGTCGAGAAGTAATAACAATAAGAAGCTCATCAATGTATTCACAGCTGTATCTAAGGCAGACTATGACAAGATATACCATGCAGAAAAGGTAATGCGTAAAGTAATAGATAGACGATGGGCTAAGTACTTCGAGTCCTCATGGAAACGCCACGTAAACCCTTGGCTCTACTAGCATTAGGCACACACTATATATGGGGGTAGGGTGGGTCCTTTTTGGTATCCCTAATGTGGGTTATCGAGAGG